CAACAAACCTTTCAACATTGAAATATGCTTATTTTTTACGATGTTACGTTTCAAATTTATGGTTTTCAACTTTTCCACAGCCCCTACTACTACGGCTACAACAAGTTATATATAATAAGCGAAAATAAACAGTGGGCCTAATCCTCTTCTTGATAGGATTAGGCCCACTGACACTATAATAGCCCTCTGGCTTTTCTAAATCTCTGTTTCTTTGTCTCTTCCTCTACTTTTGCTTCCTGCTCTATGGTCAATCCTGTGTTGGCCATTTTGAGTTTTAAGGCGTTTATTGCACTTGACTGTCGTTTTTCTTTTATGCTCCATAGGCTTTTCGGGTTTTCTTCTTCGTATTTTTTATCGAAGTACCTTGGTATCGGCCTTTTTTTACCGTTGAAGTATAGCCCGTCATCTGCGTACATCTGCTCTTTATGGCTCGTGTAGTAGTCGAAGCCCAGACCCGGATTTCTCGACATACAACAGTACGGTGGTGTTAAACCTAACTCCCTATATCTTTTGCTGTCGTTTCCGTATGTCTTTTTGGTTACATACCCTGCTACATAGGCCATCGTTTCCGGTGATGCCTCTGCGATGATGACGTTGCCCATGCCCCATATTTTGTTTATTTCTTCGCTCTCAAAGTATGGATTATCACCCCTTTTTTTCTTGAGGTCTGGTATCTCCAAACCATAATAAATCCCGTGATGATGCGGTCTTCCTGTGTTTTCGCCGTATTCGCCACAGTAAAAATATCTCAGGTCTAAGCCCCATTTATTGGACGTTTCTTGTTTTTTTCTCAGCCTCTTGTTAAAGCGTACCATGTCCTCTTGTAGGAGAATTTGCACCACTTCCGGGGCGTCTCCGGTCGTCCACTGATGCACTGCACCTCTTATGATTTCGCCTGTTTCTCTTACCATTCCCGGCACATATTCTTGATTCCACGTCAGCGTCAAAAACCATACTGGCGTTAGTGTTTTTGACTCCATTAGCATTCTTGTCTCCCAGTCTTGCCGCTGTCTGAGTCTGCACCCGAGACATTTGCCACATGGCAGTAGCATCACGTCTGTGCGGTATGCGAGGCTCTCATACGTTGCTGTTGGATTGTGTGCTCTTTCGCGGTATGTTTCCAGAGTCATGATTGACCCTGTTATGTTGTGGTCATTTGGATTGTATATTCTGATGAGTGGCCTTGCACAACTCATTTATCTGCCCCTTCCTGCTCCTGCGCCGTGGCTTCCGCCTCCGCCCATTGTTGTTTTTTTGCCGCTGTTGTTGTTTTGGTTGAGCCATCCGGTTAAGTCCGGGAAGTCTGTCTGATAACTGTTGTAACCGCTGCTGTGCTGCTCTCCGTGCGAGTCTGTCCACGACCAGCTTTCGGCTTTTTGACGGCTATAGTTTGCCATTGTGCCGGAGATTGTCGGCATACTTGCCGACTGCGTTCCAACGCTCGGCGCGCTTATGCTGCTTTGCCCGATTGTTCCGTGTGCGCCTGTCGGAGTGCTTGCGCCGCCTTGTGCGTAGGCCAGTATGGGATTAAGCCCCGCTTTTTCCATGTCGGCCATTGCCCTCTGATAGCTTGTGTTACTCATTCGCTCCTGCCATGCTCTGTTAGCTGCTGCCTCTGCGGAGTTGTAGGACATTGCTGCGTCTTGCTGGATACGATTGTAAATGCCCTGCTGGATAGCTCCCAGAGTGTTTAATCCCAGTGCCGTGAGAGAGTTTTTGTTGTTTTGCAAGCTCTGCATTCCTTGTGCCTGTTGACTTTGACCGAGGAAGTATTTTGCGAGGTCTTTTGTTTGGTCTACGTTTACCCCGCTTTCTCCGGTCATGGTCGAACCGCTTGCTCCTTGGCTTGTCTGGTATCCGCTCGAGCTTGTTGCTCCGCTACCCGATGTGCCTTTGAGTGCGTTAAAAATGCCTGTTCCTGCGTTTATGAGGCTGCTTACTCCGCCCAGTACTTTCGCCCCGGTCATGAGTGCTGGTATGATTTGGAACATATTAAAATAGCCGGGTTTTGCCCCGGCTTCCTCCTTTCTTTAGTGATGGTCGATGAGGCCGGGAATGCTGTATACCGGCATGCATCTGGTTGTTTTGTTCATAAAGTAGAAGTCTGCAATAAAGTCCGGCTGAGACTGTACCGCAAGAGTTCGCTTCATTTCGGCTTCGCCCTGTTCCATCCAAGCCGTGCTCAGAGTGGGGAGTGCGTCGTAGTCCTGTGCATAGTGCCATGCATCGAGACTCTGTTGTGCGTTGCTTCGGAAAAGCCCAGTTACTTTACTGGGCTTATATCTGTAGTCGGCCCATGCTTCCTGATAGCCGAATGCCTCGTTGTCCTTTGCGTTGCCCTGTGCATAGATTTCTTTGTTGAGAATGGCTTGTTCACCGATGTTTGCCAGTACCGGCCAGTAGTAATCATACCGGCCTTTGCGGCTCCACATGCGCTCGATACCCTGCTGATAGGTCTGGTCGGTTCGTACCACTGCGAGTCCCATGATAAAGCCATGTTCAGTAAAGGACTTGGTAAACATGGGTTTGTTCATCGTGGTCACACTCAGCGCCGCCGTGTTGCCCAGCGGGCTTGTTTTGTCGGTCGAAGAGGTCTGGATAACCTGAGACACGTTGATAGGCAGTCTGTAGCCGCCCAGATACTCCGGAATCTGTATACGAGAGTCAGGAGAGATAACCCCGAAGTGCTCGCGCAGCACCTCGCGGTATCTCGTGCCGCCTCGTGCGTCTTTTTCCAGCAGCTTCTGAATCTGGAATGCCTGTCGCAGCTGGTTGATGGTTGCGGCTGTTACGTTGCTTAGGTCTGCGCCGAGGAAGTTTTCTTGTGCTGTGTTTTCTACTTTCGGTACTCCGATGGTTTTTTCGTGGTCGAACATCGTGTATGCTTTGTTGCCTAATATGGTTTGGCCGAGGTATCCGAATGTTCCGCCAGGGTCATTTGCTCTCTCTTTTAAGTCCTCGGTTTTGTAGAGGTGCATTTCTGCTACTCCTCCGAGTGGTAGCGTTACCGGCTCTCCTTTCTGAGGCTCCGGCAAAGCTCCGGTGTAGTAGTCAAACACCTTCGCTGCTTTGAGAGGCTTTGCCAACGTGATAGCGCTGTCATTGGTAGCGCTGCCGTCGTTTTTGCCGGTCGTGGTCGCATCCGTCACTTCTACAAGTGTCGGCTGCGTGACGTTCTGGTTTCGAAACCACTCGTTATAGATGAGACCGTAGGCTCTGCCCGGCAGAGCGCTCACGCTGATGCCCTCGACTTTGGTAGGTAAACCCAGATAGTCCGCTAGCGTACCTTCTTCCCATCCGCCTGCCGGTGCCGTTACCTGCGGCACACTGTACTCTGTCTTAGGTGTCCATGCGGTTTCCTTGTTCTCGCCCATAAACTCCTTCCAATGTTCCCAGAGCAAGCGGTTAGGTACGAAGAAGAAGTAGAAGTCGCAAAAGGCGTTGTCCATCACAGGGAAGATGGGTGTCGCCATTCGCATCACACAGGCAACATCGACTTGGTGCGTATCACCCGGCAACACCTCATCCAGATAGACCGGGATGAGGTCGCCCGTGTTGAAGGTCGTTTTGTTGTCGCTGTTGCGCTGGAATCGGCTGCGGCTTACTCCGACCTGCGGATTTTCCGCAAAGTTGTATTCACTGTTGCGGTTCATTCTTTCACCTCACTTTTTTCAGCCGGTTTTTCAGCCGGTTTTTCTGCTTCGGCTTTCTGTTTTGCTATGCCCATTTTGTCTGCCCACTCTTGGGTTCCATAGGCCATGATGTATTTTTCCACATCGTTGTCCCACTTGTTTTTGATTTCGATGGGCAGTTTGTCAAACTCGGCCTCTGCGTCTTTGATACGCCCATACCACTCGTGGTAGTTTGTCGGCGCGTCCGAAATATCGGTCATCGTTTCGCCGGCCTGCCAGTCTTGACTGCCCAGCGCATTCGGGTCGTATGTTGCTCGCTTGATGATGTTCTCGATTTTGGTCTCATCCAGACGGCTCTGTATGAGTGCATAGACGTCCGTTTCACCGGTTTTTACCAGCTCCCGGCCTTCGTCTGTTACCTTGTACTCATATTCCGGCTCGTGGCCGTTGCCTGTTAGGCTCGTATGCCTTACCTGTCCGCTGTATGCGCTTCGAAACTCACTCATTGGGCTTGCCCTCACATACGCACGTGTTGACGTTATCGATGATTTCGCCGGTCTCGTCCTCCATGGTGCAGATGTAGTGCAGCTGGAAGTCTTCCGGCTTGACGCTGATAAAGCTGTCCTTGTTCTTCTGCTGGCTTTCGAAGAGTCTGCTTGCAACAGCATTGTTCTGCTGCTCGAAAAGGCCGCTGAAGGTCTTGGCTACCTTGTCATAGATTGCATAATAATGTCTCAGCATTACAGTCTGGTGCCTCCTCTCATGTTTTTCGGACTGACGTTGACGGCCTTGGTCTTTTTTGCCGTCTGGGTAAAGACCTTTTTGTCTTTACTGCTGGTCATCTTCGTTCGTTTTGCCATTGCTGTCATCCTCCTTGTCGTGCAGTGCGTGATAGATTGCATCTAGTTTTTCGAGAATGTCCATCATGATTTTGATGGCGTTCTTGATTTCCTTTGCATTGATGATTGCCATTACTTCATCTCCATTTCTGCCTTTTGGCTTTTGTATTTGTAGATTTCTTCTACAATGGCTTTCGCCTCATCTACAGTATATGCTCTTTTGAGCTGCCTGTAAAGCTTTCGGATGAAATATTCACATTCGTTCGGTGTTTCCGGCCCTCTGTATCCTTTATACAGTTCATAATATGCTCTATCGTACATTTTTGTTCTCCTTTATTACTTCGTAGTCTTCCCAGTCTTCGTCTCTCTGGAGCACCCAGTGCTATGAGTCTTCTATGTATTTTTCGTGGATTCTGTAGGTATATTTTCCTTTCTTCGCTTTGAATCCGGCTTCCAGCAGTTTTTCTTCTTTTTCTGTAAATCTAGGCGTTTCACTCATTTTAGTCACCTCAGAGGTTATGGCCTCTCCCTTTTTTTAATCTGATTATACTACAAATGTGCTTAATTGATAATAGGCTTTTTGAAACTTTTCCTTAGATGCCGTCTGCTAGGCCCGGCCGCCCCGGGCCGTACGAAGAAGACGGCGTAACTTTTTGGGAGTATGCCGTGCGCCTCACTCTATTCAGCCGTTCTTTTGTCCTCTTTTCAACACTTTCAACAGGTTTTCAACAAAAAGTTGCACAAAAGGATTTGTGCATATTGCTACACTTTCAACATTTCAACAAGTTTTCAACAAACCTTTCAACATTGAAATATGCTTATTTTTTACGATGTTACGTTTCAAATTTATGGTTTTCAACTTTTCCA